TCTCCCAGCATCAACATCATGGTGTGGCATACTCCTCATAATTATATAAAGCGCCCCGCTGTTGCACTTTGGCCTGGTGTTCCCGTTCCTGAAGTGTTCTGTTAATTTGTCGTGCTATGTCCTGTTCACTCATTCCAGGAGCCGCATTGACAGTGATGGTGGCATTCACCCTGGTTTGATTCACTTGGGACGGTGAAGCCCGAAGCGGTCTAGAGTAACTCTGATGGCTTTTTCTGTTTTGTCCCTGTTCAGGGAACGGGATCATTTTTCCTGTCTGTTCTACTTGCTGGACTATTTTCCTGGTGGCCGTGACGCTCTTTTGTTCATCATCGTCACCAAACGCCCAGTTCCATAATTGCTGACCTACTTCCAGTCCTTTCAAAAGATATGTTAATGGAGTCAACGCCAGGTGAATACCCGCGGCAAGCAATTGACCAAATTGGTAACCTGCATTGGCCGCATGGATCAGTTCTTCAGACGTGCTGGTCACTGGCTGAAACAAATTGCTGACAGCATCAATGACCCCACCAACAGCATCACCAATAGCTGAAAATAACGGTTGAATGGGTTTGAATGCGTCCATTATCGGGGCCGCAGCAGATTTAAACCCTTCAACGATACCCCCAACAAAAGCCTTGATATGGTCCCAATACTGGTAAATGGCTACGGCCGCCATGCTCACCGCTATCACCAACAGGCCGAGTGGGTGAGTCGCCAGGGTGATGATTAACGCACGAAGCCCGCCAATCAGAGTATGGATTGCGCCACTGGCCAAACCCACCATGGCCGTGCTGAGTTTTTTAATTCCTGAGCTTGCCATCGTCATTGGATTTTTTGCAAAGGCGATTGCAGCCGCCCCCGTGGCGATGAAACTGCGCTTCATCGCATGTAAACCCGCTACAGCGGCCATAGCAGAAAGTTTGCCAAAGTGCCAGCTTGACAGGGAAGCGGCTTTCATTCTGGCGATAAAAGACGGGACTGCATTTTTGAGGAAGGCCGCCATTGATGCATTCATTAACTTGAACTGTTCAAGGAGAAAACGGAGTCCATATTTTGCCGCTGAATAGGAATCAACCCCCAAGCCGAGCAGAGACTGACCCAGGGCGATGGTTGAGAGAATCAATTTTCCAGCCATCAAGGCGGCTATGCCACCCAAAAGTACCTTGAATCCGCCGACGCCATCCGCCACTGTCTTCACAGCGCCAAACACAACGGAGGAAACTTCTACAAGCGCTTTGCCGAACGCCCAGGCGGCCTTCATCCCTGCTATCAACTGGTCAGAAATACTTTTGGCATACTCTTGAAGCTGCCCGCTTTCTGCCAGTTGATTGATTTTCTCAAGTAATCCTTGCAGCTTCGTTTTCATAAAATCAAAAACACCCGCTTCCATCACCTTGTTTTTAAAACGTGTCCATTGGTCTGCCACATTGGAAATCATGCCACTCCATGTTTTTGAAAGTCTATCCATTGAACCGGCATATTTTTCATTGAAAATTTCTGTGAGTGCTTCTTCAATCGCTTTCCGGTCATTCTTGTCAACGGATAAAGCCTGTTGAATTCCTTCTTTGTCAGTGTATTCGTAAGTGATCGTATTCCCCTGAGAATTGGCCTTAACACCGAATTCTTTTAAGCGTTCGTTTTCCCCGGTAACCGCATCCGCTATGGCTTCAACAGCCTGGATCACATCTTTACCCATGGCTGAACTGGTATCCCCCAAGGTAGTCAACAGACCCTTGGTGGGCTCCAGTCCATAAGCCCGAAGTTTTACAAAGGCACCCATCACCTGAGCCAGTTCAAAAGGGGTTTTGGCTGCAAAATCGCTCACCCAATTCATTGATTTTTTCGCGGCTTCTTTGTTTCCTTCGGTTGTCTCAAGAATGGTTTGATATTTTTCAAACTGAGCCGCTGTATCAATAAATTGCCGTTTAAATGCCCAACCAGTCATCACCCCGACAGCGGCAAACTTAACCCCCAGCTTTCCCGCTTCACGCGCCACATGTCTGGTTTTTTCTGCCACGGCTCCCAAGCGGCCACTGGCATGACTCAAAGAACCCCTGAACGCCTGCTGTTTTTGAAGCATTTTTGTCGTCGCTTCAATCTGGTTTTTAAGGTGACACTGTTCGACACTCAGGTTTCTGGTCGATATTCCCGCCTTCGTTAGGTCTGTTCTTAAGAGTTGAAGTTGTTGACTTTCACGTTGAAATTCCCTTTTTAATAGACCGGCTTGCCGTTTTGCTTTTTCAAACTGTTGGGTCAGTTTCTTGGTGGGTTTTTTGGCCTGGCTGATTTCATGCGCAAGACGACCCACCCGCTTAGTGGCTTCGGTGAAGGCTTGGTGGGTATCATGGGTCTTTTTCTTAAGGTCGGCAAAACCTTGTACTTGCGTTGCCTTCCTGTTTAAGTCAGCAAGTCGCTTTTGTACGTTGGTGAATCCCGTCGTTAAGTTGCCAGTGGCTTTGCTGATATGACGCACAGGGGCAGTCATTTTATCCACGGCTTGAAGAATGACAGAAACCGCTAAATCAGCCATGTTTTATTTCCCCCGCCCGTGCTTTGGCTTGTTGGTGCCAACGTGTGAGCTCATCTATCTCCAGCTCCCATAGTTCTGATGGCGCCCAATGAAAGACCGCCGCTAAATCAGCCAACGCCGCGTAAATATCCCGAGGGATTACTTCTGACCTAAAAAACCGGCGACAACCTCACTGACTGCCTGGAAATCGGCAGCGTCCAGGTCTTCAACGGCGGAGGACGGGATTTCGGCAAGGTTGGCAATCAAGTCAATAGATTTTGCAATTTCACCGCCTTTGCCTGTTTCCATTTTTTTGAGATCGCGGGCTTTAGGGCGACGAAGTGTGATTTCTTCAAGCGTTCGGCCTTCGGATTCAATCGGGAACTGCAGTGTGATGGTGTTCGACATTCTTGTGTCCTTTTTTCGTTTGAGGTGGGTTCAAGCCGATCTTGCCGGCCAGGATTAAAAACTGCGCTTCCCTCTGTATGAGCGAGACACGCGCCCCGGTTTGATACGGCTGGTTTCTGTGCATGATCGGTTTCATGACAAAGTATTTTTTCTTTTCGGTGGCCATATCCGTCTCCCCCCGTTACAAACCGATGTTTCTACGGGTCTGGGCGAGATGATCGACCCCGTCTATTTTTCGTACCATGTTGTTAATATCAATTTCATGGACTTCTTCACCATTAATGGTCAAGTGGTAATAGCGTAAAGAGACCGTCGCTTTAATACTGCCACTTTCGCCCGCTTTCCATGTGCCAAAATCCATTTCTGTGATCATCCCCTGAAGTTTGATCACCACCGGAAATTGAGCGCCATCTTCATCTGAGTACATGCCGCCACGGATCGTCATCATGACCCGATGGCCGTTGCCTAACCCATAATGTTTTAAGGTGGATTTATCGAATACTTTTAACGTGAAGCCGGTTTCAAGGTGTTCCATGCCCATGTCAATTTTTATGGGGGCATCCATCCCACCCCCCCCCGAAACTCTTCAGACTTCAGGGTTAATTTGGGGAGCGTGATTTCTTCAATCACCCCCGCATACCCTTTACCATCGATGTACAGGTTCATGTTTTTCAGTGTGGTTGGAAACATCAGAGGATCTCCTCAAGGTAGTCATTCACCAGGCTTGACCGGAAGGTGATATGCTCAGCCGGATAAGGGGGCGTGAAGTCAAAATCAAAAAAGAGGTTGCCCTGTGAAATATTCGAAGGGGTATTGAGTTCTGGCTCGGCCCAGCATTGACCGCCAATAATGGCGCCTCTGGCCCGAAGGTCACGCAGGTAAGCGTTGACCCCTTCGGTCACGTCTTCAATATAGGTTTTGGTGATATTCTGATCGACTGCCCACAGGTGTGCCTTCAACAGGCTTTCGTTAATCATGTCGGCAGTACGGCGAACAGAAAGGAAAGCCCATTTCGGATCAGTGGAACAAGTCCTGGTTCCCCAGAGCCGGAAGCCGGATTTTTGAATCACTGTCGCAATGTCATTTGCATTCAGGTAGTTTGCGCGCGCCTGGCCATCACCCAAGGTAAAATCAATCGCGCGTTCCGTCCCCACAATACCGTAGATTTCCTGATTCGAGGGAGACCACCAGAAACCCCGCTCATTATCAGAACGGGCCATCAGTCCCGCGACACGAGGACTCATCGGTTGATGAACTTCCGCGGAAGCCACCTTGTCAAAGACCCGCGTTGCGGGGTCGACAAGATAGACACGTCCAGAACGAAAGTTTTGACGGTAAGCGATCGCGTCAGCATCCTGAGTGCTGGGGCCATCGGCAATGATGACAGCGCGTAATCGGTCAGCAATACCCAGCATTTCAGAGACGACCGCCTTTTGATGGGTGAAACCGGGGACAATCAGAATCCCGGGCGCAATACCCAGAATGGATTCCGCACTCAGCAAGGCCTGTACCCCTTGATATTGCCCCGTGGCGGCATCGACCCCCCCGATAACATGAGCCAGCTGCTGGTTTGTGTCGGCCTCTTCATCCACACGAATGACCACGACCATGGCCCCCGCCTGGTCAAAGATACCGTCAAGGGCGGGCGGTAATGTGCCACTGGTGCCGAGTTCTGCCGCTTCAGTACGGCTACCGGCTATCAGCACAGGGGTATTTATCGGGAATTGGGTCGCATTGGCGTCAGGCGCTGTGCCCACCATGCCAATGACAGAGCTCTTGACGGTACGGACAGGACGGGCACCGCCGTTGAGTTCCACCACCTCAACCCCGTGCAGAAATTGTCCGGGCATAATATTTCCTCACTGTTAGGACGAGACATGTTCGTTGCCCAGCAGATTGCCCAACAGAGGAAACCCTGTTCAGATGAAAAATTTCATCTGTGCGGCTTTTTTCAAGTCTTGAGGGCCGAAGTTCTCAACAGCTCAAACGTATTGGCTTTTGTATTTTAATCGCTTATAATACTACAATTATGTCACTACAATTAAGGAGTGATCGCCTGAAATTTTCATGGGACGAAACCAAAAATAAAATGAATCAGCGTAAACATGGGGTGAGTTTTGAAGAGGCCATGCAAGTATTTAACGATCCTTTTCACATAACACGTCAAGATCGGACTGAAAAGGGAGATTTGAGGTGGCAAACGATAGGGATGTCTGACCGTATCATCATTTTATTGGTCGCACATACCTGGAATGATGAGAACAAAGAAGAACATATCCGTATTATTTCAGCACGACGTACAACCCGCATTGAAAGGAAGATGTATGAACAAATGCCTTAAATCTGCTCAAAAACCAGAAAAGCCAATAGATTTTTCAGATATTCCTGAAACCTGCGAAAAAGATTGGGTAGGCGCATCACGGGGACAGTTTTACCGCCCTATTAAAAAACAACTGACTGTGCGCATAGATGCCGATGTCCTGGAATGGCTTAAATCAGAAGGGGATGGCTATCAGTCTCGTCTCAATCGTATTTTACGAAGCGCGATGTATCGAAAATGCAGAGCTAAAGAACACAGCCGCAATGAGTGACAGTGCCCCCCTCCCCCTCACTCCCGCCTTTTATTTACAAAAAATTCATTA